ACTTCCATCGTCGGCACAAACGAAGTCAGTAGACCGTTGCCGTCTTTCGCCGCGTCGATTCCCGTCTGCAGCTGCTGCACGCTCTGCTGGGTGGCGCGGTACTGGCCCTCCGCCTTGCGGACGTTGCCGCGGGCTTCGCGCTCGACCTGGGCGATTTCCGACGCGCTACGCTTCTCTCCGGGACTTTCGCCGGGGATTTTCGTTTGGCCCAGGTCCTTGATGTCCTTGCCGGTGGCAGCATCGACTTTGATCATGTGCGGAACGCCATTGACGATTCGGACGACATCGTTCGTCTTTTTCTCGGGCACCGCCTTCTCGGGTTTTGCCCCCGCCTTCGCTTCATTCATCGCCGTATAGGCTTCGAGGTAGGTGTAGGGCTTCTGGGTGTCCGGATTCGTCCGTGGCTGCCCGTTCTCACCCATCATCAGATCGTGAATCGTGGTCTCTTCCGGAGTCAGCCCCTCTTTTGCGGGCGGGTGTTCCTTGTCGTAAAGTTCCGCCGCCGTTTTATATTTCTCCTGGGCTTGTCGCTGCGGTTCCTGATAGATCTGATCCATCAGCTTCGTGCCTTGCTCCGGGTTGCGGTAGGCCGCCGCGCCGATTGCGATCGGTGTCAAAATCTTCTCCCACGTCTTCATCTTCGGAGCTTGGAATTCCGGGTCGCTGGGTTGAGGCCGCAGTCCGCGCGTGGACGGGGACGTGAAGCCTTGTGGTCCGCCGATATGCGAGGCCATCCCGCGACCTTCGAGATCTTCGGTCGAGCCCGCGACTGGCGGCGCGGCAGGTGAGCCGATATGTGAAGCCGCGATGTGCGAATCGAGTGAATGCCCTTCCAAATCTTCTGTCCCCGCAGCCGGTGCCGCGGCTTCCGCCGGTGCTGGCAATCCGCGCACCGCGGTCGAAGGCACAGCTTCCGCCATCGATGGGCGCGCAATTCCCGCCAGGCGCGGATCGTCTAGCTCTTCGTCCCAGGGTTGTCGGCTATCGTCGAGATCGGCCATTAGACTTCACTTCCGATGTAGTCGGGCAGTTCGGGCTTCACGAAGCGAATCGTGGAATGGATGTTTGGGATCATCTCTTGCGTCTTCGGGCACTTCACAGTTTCCGGCTGATCGGGATCGAGGCAAAGCGTGCAGGCGTGGTAGTGATCGCTGTTGAAGGTCAGGTCCCGAAATTCGCGGAAGCCGTCGTTCTCGTCGTAGCGCCGGAGATTGATCGGAACATCGAACTTGCGGTGATAACGCCACACGTCTGCGTCGGTGAAATGTCTGAGCGGGAAAGCGTAATCGCAGGAGCCGGGATTTTCGCGGATATCCACTTTCAAGGGCAGCGCGCCCATGCAGGCATCGACGTCGCTCGACTTATGCCCCACGAAGCCCACATCCCAGGGGAAGTTGAAGGTTCCCGTCGGGCGCTGATAGAGATCAGAGTATCCGCAGAGAAAGGGCTTGCCCTCTTCGGGTGCGACCACTCCGTAAGGCAAGTAAAGGAAGCTCGTCCCAACCTGGTAGCAGTTCCCGATTTCCATGCGCCCGTTGTTTTTGGTGACCACGGTTTCGAGCGGCGCGTAGTCATAGACCTCGTAGTCGCCTTCCTCGATCATGCGGTTGGCGAAGGCGAATTTCGCCGGCGAGAATGGCTCGCGGTGAAACACCAAGGGGAACTTCAGCCCCATGCGCTTCAGGATGTCGAGTACGACCATTGAGTCTTTTCCGAAACTGGCCATGACGACCGGGTTGCGGTAGACGGTCAGAACTCGCTCAATCAGAGCCTGCGCCCAGTCGATTTTCTGTGTGAAGGTCATATTTCAGCGATCACAGAGCAGCCGCGGCCGCGGTTCCGATCGCGCCGATCGCGGCGGTGCTGTTGCTGGCGCCGCCCTTGCCCATCCGGTCGGAGATCGCTTGATTTGAACTGTTCATGTAGCCGAGCGAGCTTCCGATGTCGGTGCCGTAGAGGCTTTGCAGTTGTTGCAGCGCTTGCTGTTTCTGCTGCTGCTGCAGGTTTGCCTGCGCCGTCTGAACGCCGAGCGCCTTGGTAGACAAATCCTGTTGTGCCGCCCTCGATCCTGACCCGATCGCGCCCTGGAAGCCTCCAGCATTGCGCGTCCGCGCGGCCTGAAGATTGGCTTGGCCAGTGATCCCCGCGGTCGAACCGCCCTCGGACTGCTGCGCCGCCGTGTTCATGTAGGCTTGCTGCTGCGGCGTGTAGCCAGTCGGGTTGGCGGCCTGCGATTCCAGTTCCGGGGTGAGGAAACTGGTGATTCCCTGGCCCTGGCCGTAGAGCTGCTGTTGGGCGGCCTCGCCCGTGGTCGCATTCGACAGCAACAATTTCTTGTTGGTCGACGACGACGACCCCCCGAGCGGGACTCCGGGGATGCTAGTGAGCAGTGTTCCTTCTACGCCTGTGCCAGCCATGTTGTTTTAGCTTTCTTACAGCGCCATCTGCCGCCGCGGCGCGATCGGGTCGACCATTAGACCCGGAATCAACTTCTGCAGGCGGAACTGCACGTCGGTGGTTCCGGGCAAGGGCGCGACCTGCACTTTGTAGAAAATCCGCTCGCCGCGGACCGCGGTGGTCCACATCAGGTCGTAAGGCTGCGCCGTGCCCGTGTCTTCATCGGCGGCGAGCTGGCGGAAGGAACTGGGGGGCAGGGGATTGTTCAGTGAGTCAACGTAGGGCGTGAAGTAAAACAGCCCGACGCCGGCGACGTAGGCAGTCAGCCGTTTCGCCAGCTTTCGCCCGGTGCCGAGCTGCAGCTGCTGCTCCTGGTCGTGATTCACGAAGCCGTAAGTGAAGTAATAAAGCCCATCGCTGCCGGCGCCGCCGATCGCGCCATAGTCGTCGTCGGTGAGCTTGTCGGGATTGAGTTCGTAGAAGTTGCCGAAAATCCCGCCCAGGCAAAACTCGATTTCGTTGTCGGGACGCTCGATGAGCTCACCTGTGTTAATGGCCAGGTTCCAGCGCGTCCACTTGCGGGTTAGGTCGCTCGACTTCATCAGACCGGTAAGCGTGATGTGCAAAGGCGACGCCCCGGAAATCTGCACCGCGGTATCGAGCTCGCGGTAGTCCATCACCAGAATCAGGTTCGGAGTAGTAGCTTCGCCGATCGGAACGCCGATGTAGATGCGCCGGTTCGAGGGATCGTTTTTCACCCAGATGGTTTGCTGCGCGGCGAAATTGATCTGCTTCCAAAAGGTGTCGTACTCCTGCGAGATTTTCCAGTGATCGCCGCCTCCGAACAGATACAACCCCTTCGGATCGGCGGAAACGTCCCAGTCTTCCGCAGCATCGCCCGAGCCGAACTGCCCCGGATCGCCGCCCCGCAAGCTCATCACGCCCACCGAGCGGGTGATCTGGTTCACCGTCCAGTCGTCCGGTTCGTTGTCGTTCGAGCTGAACTCGTGCACTCCGCCGGCGGTCTTCAGCAGGCTGTTATTTTTTTGCAGCGAGAAGCAGCGGATCGGACCGGGATCGTCTTCTGGTCCCAGATTGCCGGTGGACAGCGCCATCGCTTCCGGATTCTCGACATAGCTCCAGCGCGAGAGATTGTCGCGGAAGGGATCTTCGACAAAAATGATTTCATTTTCCCCCAGCGTGACCGTGGCCACGTTTGAGAGATTCACTTCATACACCGAGAGCAGGAGATCGGGCGGAATGACGCCGGGGGTTTCGAGCGTGAAAGCGACCAGGGCCGTAAAGGCTCCGGCTGTCGACAGCGTGTTGATCGGGATCGTCGCGGTCGAAGAGAATCCGGTCAAGACGCTGGTCAGCGACACGATCACATCACCGGGAAGATTCGGCGCACTCACTTTGGCCCAGAACCGGACCTGATACTTCGTGTTCGGCGAAATGATGGGATCGCCGAAGCTGTCCTGGTAGGCCGGTTGTGTGAGCAGGCCTTTCTGGCTCGCCGTGCCGTCCCCGGTGATCTGCCAGACCTGCCCAGCCGCCCAGGGACCGCCCGCGACCAGAACGCCGCCTACATTGCCCGCGGAATTCCACCCCAGCGGCGCGGTCAGCACTCCGGAGAGATAGCCACCGCAGAATCCTAAGTTCAGGAAGTTTTCGATCTTGTTGTAGTCGCCCCAGCAAGACAGGCGTGATTCGTAAGCGAAGAAGCCGAGCACCGGGCCGAGCACTGCCTGGTCGAAGAGATCATTTCCGATTTGATCAATAGGGACGGCCGCGAAAAGGGTGTTGTCGGGAACGTCGAAGGTGTATGAGGTCGACGTGTTGTCGGGAACGAGCGTCGATTGCACGACGACTGGCGCGGGAAGAATGCCGGAAGGATTCGGCAGCGTAACACTGGCCGGGATGATGAAGTAGTTGTCGCCCCCAGTGCCAGTGAAGCCGAGCACCCGAGCTACGACGTTCGCCGGGCCGATGGGCAGGTTGGTTGCGGTCCATTTACTGTTGCCCGCGCTGACGAAACGGCCCGCTGGCGACGGTTTCGAGATGTAACCTTGCCGCGTCAGCCACATCACTACGACCTGGTGCACGCCGACCGAACTTTGCCCCCCCGGGTTCAGTGTGCCGCCGGTGGCGTTTCCGGTGGCGGTGACGAGTTGAGGAGAGGTGTCTACCGAAAACAGGAAATGGGTGGCGTCGACGACTTCGATCACCTGCCAGACGGTCGGGTTCAGGATCGCTGCGGTGTAAGCGACGCCGCTCTGGTTGGCTGTGAGCTGTGTTGTGACCGTAAGACTCGTCGGCGAAGTCACGGTCGCGATCGTGGTTTCGACGCCGTTGACGGTGATCATCTGCCCGATCAGGCCCTCGGTGAATAGGGATCCTGACGTCAAGCTCACAATGAAGCCGGTTGCGTCGGTGTCGACGTCGCCAGAAAAACTGACAGCCGGCCCAGCATTATTCGGGTTGAATCCTCCGGAGGCGGGCACCGCTCCGGTGATCACGCAGTAGTCGCCATTCAGCAAACCATGCGGCGCAGCAGCGGTGCACAGCGCGGCTGGAAGGTTCGCAAACCCGCCGGAGCCGGCACCAAGCCCTGTGGTCTGATTGTAGAAGGTAAGCGAAAGCCCGGTTGCGGCCACGGTGAGGATGTTGAAAATGCCGTTGTAGCCGGCGGGCGCGCCGAAGACGATGATCTCCTGGCCCGGGATGTAGTTCGTAGCACTGCCAAAGGTCAGGGTGCAGATGTTGCCCGCTTCGCTCGCGCCTGTGATCGCGTTTAGGTAGCCGGTGGCGTTGGTGTCGAGCCCGGTGGACGTGATCGCGACCGCGCTCTGCAGATCGGCCACGGTGGGCGGCGCCCCCGGCCCGTCCATCGTCACGCGGTCGAGGAAGGTCCCGTCGTACTGCAACGGAACCCCTTGGCCGTGGAGCAAATCGGAGGAAGCGAGATACTCCCGGCCAAACGCGGAAACCGATTGCATGTAGAGGCCGGGGGTGATCGCGAAGATCGTCGCGTAGGTTCCTGGCGAGTTCGCAACGTCTTCCACGTAGAGCGTGCCCGTCGCGTCGAGAAACAGGGTCAGGGGATCGTCGTTCGGCTGGACAAAAGTTTTGGTGTAAAGAATGGGCGCGCCGGTCGGAGATTCAAGCACTCCGGCCAGGCCCCAGCGGGAGAACACTTCGCCCGGCAGGAACATCACTTCCTGATTGTCGGGCGAGACTCCTTCCGGGCAGTCCGAAGGCGCGAGCTCCGAGTCGGTGCCGCCAAACAGCGACAGGGGGACATCGACTACGGGAAGCTCTGGTGCGATTGCAGCCATGAAGTGAGAAAACTAGAAAGTCACGGGCGTCGGGTTGGTCTGCGTGCCGTGGTAAATGAATGGTGAAGTTTCAGAAGTAGAGAAGCGCGAGGCGGCCCGGAAATAGAGCGGTCCGAGGCCCTTCAGGTATTGCTGCGCGCTCTTTGAGATGCCGTTGTCGATCTGGACTACACTCCCTGGCGTGAAGTTCGGCGTCGTCGAATATTCGATCAGGTAGTTGGTCCCCGCGGGCGGGTTCTCGTGCGTGATCGCAATCGTGCCGTGTCCATTCGCAGCCGAAACATTGAGCGCGGTCGGGGCTGAAGGTGGCGAAGTCTTTCCCGTCACCGAGGCGTTGGTCTGTGTGGCCACAGCTTGGGTCTGCGAAACAATGTCATCGAGGGCGCGCGCCAGATGTTGATCTATCGACTGGACGTGCGCCCGGTTGACGTAGTTCGCGCCGCTCTGGGAAAGAGCCATCGCTTACAGCTTCGGGAAAGTAACTTTGCCCGAGATCGTGTCGCCGCTCACTCCGGCCGGGATCGCGCCGGCGGTCAGTTCGGTCAGTCCAGTCTGCGCCGCAGCGCCGGTGAAAATCTGCACGGTGCCGTTGGTCGCGTTGGTCCCCGGAACATAGTGGTAGACGTAGAGATTCGCTTGGCCTGGCGTGCGCGAGGATTCGAGTGAGACCGGAGTGAGTGGATTCGCCCCAGTGGGCAGGCTTGCGCCAGGTGCGGCGTTGCCCACAGCAAAAAGCTGGGTAAGATCGACAGGGATTCCACCGGCAGCGTAAACCGTGCCGACGGCGAAGGCGAGAGTAAACCAGAGGGTGAGTGTGTCCTGATCTTCCGTGATGACCTGCTGGCCAGTGACGGATGATTGTTGCAGTGCGTAGGTGACTGCCATAAAAGTTCTCCTTCAGAAAATCTGGTTTAGCAACTACCGCCGCGCCGCGAAGCGCCCGACTGATAGACCGCCCGCCGCCGCACGTTCGTGTACTGCAAAAGTTTCCCTTGTCGGTTGGTCAGGATCTCGTTGACCGCGAGGTCGCCCTTCGCCATGAAGTCGTCGCCGGCTGATTTCGCTCCGCGCGGGGTGACGAAAATTCCCGCCGAGTAGTAAGCCAGCGCATCCGAGCACCGCATGATCGGAATGACGGTCGACGCGAACGACCCGGAGACGGCGATGTCTGCCAGAAACGCGCGATAGCTGATGCGCACATCGAGCGGCAGGATCGCGCCGGGGAAATAGATGGCATCTTCGCGCCAATCCCACATCCCATTCCAGCTCCCCTTCACTCGATCTGGCAGTCGCCCCACGGTCACATTCATGGGCTTAAAGCCGAGCGGGTTGACCACGCCGATCCCGACCGATTGCCGCTCCCACAATTCATTCGGCGACATGAAGTCCTGCGGCAGCACCGGACAGACGCCAGTAGCCGGCGGCGGGACTGCGGGACTCCACAAATTCTTGCCGTCGAAAAAGTTCGTCCAGTTCACCCACTGCTGCACTGCAGGGTCGAGAGAGCCAACGACGGGCAGGGAATAAAGCACGGTTTCGTTTCGGGTGCGGGGATGGGAGGACTGATCGAGTTTCTGCTGCAGCTTGCGCCAGGCCAGATTCACCGTGGGCACGATGTAGGCTTGCGAGTCGGCGAAGATGTCGCCGGTGGGAAGCAGTGCCGAGTAAGCGACGCCAGCCTGCACACCAGCGGTCGCGACCAGCAAGAGTGTGGTGGCCGAAGTCACCAGCGCCACGGTGTAGCTGATGCCGTTGATGACGATGGGCTGGCCGTTGAGCAGATAGGTGAACTTGTTCCCGCTGACCCAGCTCACCACGAGTGCGTTGGTATTCACGACGCCGGCGACGTTGGGGTTGATGCCCTGGATGTAGTCGCCCAGATAGGTGCGGGTCTGCGCGGTGACGGTGGCCAGGGTATCGTAGGGAGCTTGGGGAGCGAGAGGCATGGGGTTAGAATGCGGAAAGTGAAAGGAACTATCTATCTGCGAACGCTGTGCAACTGCGCATCACACTTCAACGACGTGGAGTGGCCGCCGCCGCGGATATACGAAATCCCCATTTTTCGAGAGGTCGTTCCCGTGCAGATGCACGCTACCGCAGAGCGACCGGCGAGCACAGTCACAAAGAAGCGAGTCTTCGAGCTGTACGAAATCAAACCGGGGCCTCGTCCAAGCGCTCATTACCGCGAAAGGTGGGAAGGCTGATGAACCGGCGCAACTTTCTCTCGACTCTGATCGGCGGCGTCGTCACAGCGGCTGCGGTGCGCACGTTTCCGTTTCGTGTGTTCAGTTTCCCGACGCAACTCACCGGCAACTGGGAAGGGCTACACATCGATCCCTTTCCGGGTGTGCTCACGACTCCGAAGCTCTTCGCTGGGCCTCACGGCTGGGGCCTAAATGCAATCCCTTACCGCGTCAATCCCTATCTGCCGGTGAATGAAATCTGGCTGATCCGTGAACCGAAAGTGCAAGCACTTCATCTCCACGAAGGGCCACGCGCCGGACAGGACATCCGAGAAGTCATTGAGCCCGGGCAGATTCTCCGCATCATCGACTTGAAACCCGTGGAAGGGAAAGAGCCATTGCTCACGAGTCTGCGCTGCGGGATTCTCTAGATCGACTTCGCCTTGATCTCCCCCGCTTCCTTCGAGTCCTGCCGCGATCCGCAGTGCCGGCACAGCAACGCGCCCTCGATGATCGGCTCTTTGCAGAACACGCACTTGCCCATCGTGTGCTCGGCTACGCCGAACAGCGGCGACTGCCCCAGCAGCTCCGCGGCTTCGTTGTAAAGTTCCGGATCGCGCGAGTTCACCGGGAAGACGTGCCCGCGAAGCTTGAGATTCGAGCCGGTGTCGTAGACCAGGCGCAACATCTGATGCACCTTCTTGCGCGCGCCATCCAGCTCTTTCTTGGTAGGCTCTTCGTTCTCGGTGACGAACACGCCCCACCAGGTCAGGTCTTCGGCGTCGATCGACAGTCCGCCGCGGCCTTCGTGGATCAGGGCTTTGGCTTTGTCGATGCCGTCCTCCTCGAGCCAGGCCATATTTCCGGCGCCGTCGGCCAGGTCGTAGGGCTCCATTTCGATGTTGCGGAACACCAGCGGCGTGGAATACGGCTCGCCCTTGGGACAGGCTTCGAGCACGCGCAGGCCTTTATTCAGCGGCGGGAATTCATGGCGCCGCGGTCCGACGTTGAAGACGTACACGGGCGGGAATTTCCTCGGGTCTTGCTCGCGCAGAGATTTCGGCACGGGCGGCACCCGGCGGCGGTTCACTTCGGCGGCATCGTAGCGGCCTGCAACTGGGACTAACATGATGGACTCCTTCGATATATCAAAATTGTTATAACTGCTTGAATTCCCCGGCCCTGGTGGCGATCCGCGCACGCAATTCCGGCGAGAGCTTCGACAGATCACCGAGCACGATGTCCGAGGAGTTGCGCTTGCCGGGGTTGCCGGCGACGGCGTTTTCTCCGAACGGGCCGTTCACGTCGTCGTAGATGTCGGAGAACTTCTGCGCCTGTGCCTTCTTGCGTTTCTCGGCCTGCTTCTCGCGCCAGGCCTTCTTTTCCCACTCGGAAAGCATCTTGCCGCGCTCCACGCACAGGATCACCTGGCGCAGGCATTCCCGACCGAGATCGCCCATCGAAACGTATTCGCCTTCCATCTGCACGATCCAGCTAAGGAAATATTCACCGCCGGACGGCCGCGGCCCCATCGACTCTTCGTCCCACGTGCCAAACTTTTCATGGGGGACAAACACTTCGAGGATCCAGCGTGGATCCACATCGTCGTAGCGCTTGCAGAGCTGGCCGAAGCGGATCTCTTCGCGGTCCGGTCCCCACACCACGCGGTACTTCGGCTGCGAGTAGATCGCGTCGACACCAAAACTGGCGCAGACTTTATCGACCCACTTGGGAGGATTTCTCACGCGGAGGCCACCTTCGGTGCGACTGGCATGTTCACTGGGTAGAAGGAACTATCAGCACACACGATCAAGAATTCCCGATCATCGGGAGCCTGGTGCATGCGGGCGCCGAATTGGAAAATCACCGGGTCACCTTGCAGGCACAGGCCGCACGTTGTCGGTTGAAGATCCATTTGCTTGTTTCTCCGAAGCGATGACGGAGGCCACAAAGAGCCTCCGCCATAACTTCGCATCCACTTCATTGGCGAAATCGATCACGGCCGAAATCCGGGCGTAAAAGACATCCGCCTGTTGCTTGGCTGTGAGCGGCGTCATCCCTAGTACGAAGCCGGAATTCCAGCATTCGGCCAGTACACACCGGCGCGGGGGTTATCCACGAAGAAGTTGAACCCGCCCCAGATGTAGGTGATCGTCGCTGCCGACAGACCGCCGGAAGCGCCGTAGATCGGCCACAGCGTTTGTCCGCCGAAGTCGAGCGGCCCGATCGGCTTGATCTCGCCGCGGCCCCAGTGCTTCAGCACCAGCCCGTCTATGCGGCCGCGCTTGGCGTGGATCGAGACCAACTTCGGCATGCCGCCCACGGTTTCGGCCGAGTCCGACTGCAGCATGTCGACCGCGTTCCCACCCTTCAACTGGTTGGCCACGACGATCTGCGGAGTCAGCGACAAGTTTTGCCATGCCGCATCCTGGTCCGTGTTCATGTGGATCAGGAATTCCTTGACGTTGGGGTTGTCGATGCCCAACGCGGACTTCATGGCGTTTTTGCCGCGCTGGATGGCGGCGGGAGTGACGGCAAAGCCAGCCAGGTTCACTTGTGGGGTGATCAAGCGGCCGGGATACGCGGACCGGGCCAGGTTCAGCCAGGTTCCGGTGTTGCCGGGGTTGTTCTGGTGGTACTGCAGCGAGAACAGCGACGTGGAAGCCACGCCAGGTGCTCCGGCAATGATGCACAGATAGCCTGCGACCGTTCCCGCGGGAACCGGGCCGGTGAGATAGACCGTCTGCGTCGACGTGGTGGCATCGTTTGATAGAACGGTCACCGTGCCGTCCGGGTTGTAGCCCACTAGCGGCGCCGCGCCCAGGGCCGGGAAGATGTTGAAGTTCATCTGGTCCTGGAACTGGTTGGCGTTGCCGACGACGATCTGGTTGACGCCGGTCGAGACGATGGTGTCGATCGTGCCGGATCCGGTCGGGTCGGAATTGAGCAGCGACTCCAAAAACACCTTGAAGCGCTGCGTCATCTTTTCGAGGTTGCGCTTGGCGGCGGGCTCGACGGCTTTCTCTTTGCCGTCAGTCGCCACTTCAGCGTATTTCGTGAACTCGGTTGCGGCCGAGAAAAACACCGGCGATAGTTGCCAGTAGGTCGAGACGATGGCTTTCCCACGTCCGAAGTCGCCGCCGTCCGGATCCACCTGGCTCGGCGAAGTGCCGGAGTAGACGTCGAGGATGCCGCGCATGGCGCGTGAGGACTGCACTTCGACGTTGCGCTTTTCGATCTTGTCGAACAGCGTGGTGTCGCCCTGCATCAGCTCCTCGATGCGGGGCAGCAGTTTTTCATACTGATAGGCGATGTACTGCGCGTTGGTGCCTTGAGGCATAAAGAGTTCTCCCGGAGAATGATTTGTGGGACTGGTGCTTCGTGTGCGGGAGTCTCAGTTCCTGCGGGACGGGCCGGACACCTTCCGGCGGGGCTTCATGCGCGGGCTTCCCAGTTTCGGCGTGCTTCGTTAAGAAGCAAAGCGCCCAGGGTGTCTGATCCCTGACGAAGAGCGCGAAGCAGAACTTTGTTTTACGGCCGTTTGACTATGGTCGTTTAACCTGGATCAGCTTGCCGGTTTTCAGCCGGTAGATGCCGTTCCACTTGTCGGTCAGCGGATCGGAATAGTTGATCTCTTTGGCCGGAGGTAGCGCGTTGACCTGGATCGGAGTTTCTTTGCCGAAGGTACGGGGACGCTCTCCTCCACCGCTTCCGCCTTTATCCCCATCGGCTGCTTTGCGCGCTCCCGCCTTCGGCTTGCCGAACCATTCCGCGAAAATCACCGAGGCCACTCCGGGCTTATTTTCGGTTCCTTTGATCGCCTGGTCGTGGCGGGCGTTCAGCATGCGCACGCACTTCGCGGTGTCGCCGGAAGCGAGCGCGGCGGAGTATTTGTCCAGCCACTTCGAATCATTGAGCACTTCGTTGTGCACTGCATTGCGCACGTCTTTCAGAAAGCGCCCGTAGCGGTTGGGCTGATCCTTCTGCAGCTTCGCGAGATCGAAGCCGGACGACTTGGCCACACTCGATAGTGAGGTTTCGATCCCGCGATTGAGGTAGGGGCTAGCCTCGGTGTTGATTTTCGCGTTCCGCACCTGCTGCTTCTCTTCGCCGAGCTTGTTGCGCTCTTCGTCGAGCTTGCGCTGTTGCGGGTCGATCTGTTTTTCGGGAACCTTCTTCGCGAATTCGTTGCGAGAGTTGTAATACTTCGCCAGAGCCTTCGCCAGTTGCGCAGCCTGCGGATTGTCTTTCAAGTCAGCGAGAGTTTCGTAAATCTTTTCGACCGGCAGGTTCTGCAGGTCGTTGACGATGACCTTCGCCATCAGGTGATCGTAGTGCTCGGGGTGGTGTTCGGAGACGTAGCCGAGCGAGTTGGTGAAGTGCTTCAGAGAGAGATCGGCGTTCTCTTTGAAACACATTTCGGTCCACTTGGGATCGCCGTTGTTAAAAAGTTCCGCATCGGCTGCGTATGCGTTCATGTCGCCCTGCAGCTTTTCGATGCCATCGACGCCGCCGAACTCCTCGATCTGGCGGGCCAGGCCGATCGCTTCCTTCACGCCGCCAGGAAAGGTTTTCTTCAGCGCCTGGTTCGCGAAGTAGATTGACCGGAGGTCTTTGTCTTGCTCGAAGAGTTCTTTATATTTGGCGGGGATTTTGCGGCCGTCGGCGAGAGCGACTTCGGCGTTTGGGTCGGTGGATCCATCACCGTCTCCAGATCCCTCAGGAGAGCCGTCCCCAAGGTCTTCCCCGGGCTCGCCTTCAGCGGGGGACGCACCGTCCCCTCCTGAATCGCCACCAGTTGCGCCACCGTCCGTCGCGCCATCTCCGCCTCCCTCGACGGCCGCAAGCGAACTCGCGCCCCCGCCGTCAGCAAAAAATAACGTGCCTGCAAGTACGAAGCGCAGAAACCAGAATTTCAGAATCAGATTAAGGCGTTGCATTGGGAAGTCCTCCAGGTGCTGGTGTGGCGAGAGGCGGCAATGGTGCAGCTCCCGCGGGTGGTGCGCCGGGTCCGCCAGGTCCACCCATTCCAGGCTTCGGCATGGGCATCGGCGGTGGGGGCGGTCCTTCGATCGGCGGCGGGAACATAAAGTTTTTCGCTTTGCCGGCCGCGACGTGCGCGTTCATGTGCAATTTGAGATCGAGCCAGACATCCATCCCTTTACGGCCGTCGCCGAGATTCTGCATGCGTTTGATCTTCTGGCCTTCCGGCGAATTCAGGATGCGCGAACATTCCATCGCTTCGTTGACGTGATCCTCGGAGTCGTCGACCGGGATGCTCGACTTCATAATCGGCGGCTGTTGGGGCAGCGGCGGCATCTCTTCCGGCTGTTTGCCGAGCTGCGCGGCGGCCTGGGTGAGCTGCTGCTGGCGCTGTTGGTCGCGCTGCTCCATCGCGTCGTCATCTTGCTCCGGGCCTTCGCCCTTCTGCATCTCCGCCCATTCCATGATCTGCTTCTCGCGCGGATCGGCGGCGGGGATGTCGAATTCTTCGACCCCGATGGCTTCGTATATCAATTGCTGATTCGTCGGCAGCTGCAGAGTCGCCGCAAGCGATGGGTTGGTTGGGGCCGCGGCCATGAGGCCTTTTATGGTCTGGGATTTCGACGACCACGATTCGGGGAACCCTTGCGCGGAGATGGCGGTGCAGGTGAAGCCGCCACGCAGAATCAGGGGATCGATCTCGACCGCTTCCTGCTTCCGGTTCGCGCCTTCAACCAGCGCGGCGAATTTCTGATCCCGCTTGGCTGCGATCTTCGCCGCCTGCTCGTGGATCTTCGCGGCAAAATTCTGGAACGGCACCCAGACGATCGTAAGAACGCCCAGCGATTGCTGCAATGCCTGCTGGTAAGCCTTCGCCGTCTTCTGATCCTCCATGTTGGCCCCGAACATGGCGGGCTGGTTCAGGGTCACCAGCTGCGTGAGGGGTCCCTGCAGGTTTTGAATCCAGGTTACGAGCACTCCCGGCGCTTCCACCTGCGGTTCGGGGAAGAAACTGTTTTCGAGCGGTTCGCCTTCCGCCTTTTTCTTGAAGCGGATTGCGCCGTACTGGGCGATCTGGGATTGGATGGCCTGCGCTTCGGTTTCATCCATATCGGCCCAGAGCGAGGGCACGCAATATTTCAGCAGCTCGGCGGTCAGGTTCATCGCGTCGTTGAATTCCATCTGCACCGGCACGTGCGGGTCGCCCAGTGAGTTGCGCGCCTGGCCTTCGCCCGGTTCGGCATGCAGCACTTCGATGTGGTCATCGAGCGCGCAGGCCTCCGCGCCGCAAAATGTTTGCCCCACAAACGTCAGCTTGCAGCCATCGGGGAAAATGCCTTCTTGCTCGGTCTCTTCGCCGTCGTCATCTTTGCCCTCGCCGCCCACAAAGAACAGCCGCGCTTCCTCGTCGCATTCCCAGAACGCGGCCGGCGTCAGGAACCATTCATCCTCGGTCGCGAGATAAGCCAGCGAATCCTGCGAGAGCTGCGTGATCGACTCCGCGGTTGAGATCCGCGCCATGCGCGCGATCTCATCATTCGGCGACAGCGATTTCGCGCCCGCGGCCAGGTCTTCGGCGACTTCCGCGTGCTTCTGCTTCATCGAAACGATGTCGTGATCTTTCGAGAGCTTGCAGTAGGGCCACAGCTTCTTCTCCGTCTCGTAGATTGGGACTTTCGATTCCAGCACGCCGTAGTAGCATGTTTTCTCGGTCTCGCCGCACTTCTCTGTTTTGGCGATAATGCGGCCATCGGTCCACATCAGGCGTCCGATGGTAATCTGGGCATCCTGCGCAGAGTTGTACTTGTCGTAGACCTTGAGATATTTCTCGGCTTCGCGGGAGGCGCGGATCGAATCCGATTCTTTCGGCTGGTCCGGTTCCATGCGGATCGCCGGGGGATTCTGCGCGAACACGCTGGTGAAGATCTTCCCGTTGGCTTTGAAGATGTTGAAATCTTGGGTCTGCGTGCCTTGCTCCTGGTTCAGGTTCTCCGCGGTGTTCACTGCTCCGCCTAGCTGCCCGACCTGGAAGCAGTTGGAGTCGTTGTTCCACCAGACGTGCTGTAGGCCCAGCCAGAAATAGCGTTTCAGGGCGCAACGCAGGATCTCGATCTGTCGTCCCCACTGATCGCGCAGGTTGTACTTGTTGCAGAGCTGGCGCAGCTGCGCGACGCGATCTTCGGGGAGATCGAGAAACTTCAGGCCGTATTTTTCTTCCAGAGTCTCTTCCTCATCCCCTTCATCGACTTGATCGTCAACGTCAGGGGGCAGGGAAGCGGTCTCTTCCGGAGTGTCGAGCAGGTTAGGCATTTACAAGGGCCGCGGCGGCTGCTTCTTCGTCGTCGTTCGCGATCCGGCAGTCGAGAAATCTGTAGTCGTTAATCCAGAAGGCAGCGTGCTTCCAGCCGCGCTCATGGTTGAATATGCGGAACGGTTCAGCTTGAAGAGGTAGGCCAAGATCGCCGTTGAGTGAATCCGGCATGTCGCCGTCGCCTTTTTTGACGAGGTAGGCAATGCGGCGCGAGACCAAGCCGCCCGACGCACCGTAGACCGAGAAGGAATCCATGTCGCCGATGAAGACGCGGAAGAGGCCCTGGCTGATGGTTTCGAGTTTCATTCCGAATCCCGATCGGGTTGCGGCGGGTCGGGGTGATAACACTTCACGGTCACCGAATCGGCGTCCGAGGTCTCGAAGTACCAGCGGCTTGTCTCGCAGGGGTGCGAAGTGTAGAGCGTTTCCGTCTCTGGATCGGCCGCTATTACCGAGCTGCGGCCGTCGGGCACCAGGCAGATCGTGAAGAACACCGCGAAGATGGCGAGCACGAATTTCATTGGTGCAGATCGCCGCCCTTCATAAAACGCTTGCCGAGAATCCCCCGGGCTCGGATATGCGGATTCGACGAGTGCGATTCTTTCTCCGCTTCCTGACGCTTAGAGACGCCGCGGCTTGCAGCTGCTCGCGTCAGAGCGCCGGGGTGCTTGATCGCTTTCTTGATGAAGTTAGCCATAGAGTTCCGTCAATCCATTTTTCGCGAGATCGTGTTTCGAGTTGAACCGTTTACACCAGTCTTCCGAGCGAATGGGAGAACGGACGCCCTCGCAGCGCGGCGGGGAACCAGGGATGTAATGCTTGCAATCAGAGCAGCGCTGGCCCCCATGCTGCGAAGGGTGTTGATAGCCGACTGCTTCATGGCTTCGCTTCTGGCTTGCTGGCAGTTCCGGCACGTGTGGGCTTCGTTTGTGGTTCGATCAGATGTTTGCGGCCCTGCTTCCGTCCCCACTCGCGCAGGGCTTTCAGCTGGGCCGCATGTTCCTTCGTGAAGGCCATCTACTTTTTCGCTTTCTTCTTCAGAGGCAGGTTCTCCTCCGAAGTGGAAGCGAAATCGTGCAACTGTTGGTGCTCCGCGATCGCCATCGCGCGGCGCATCTTGATGGAGAGCGCGGGCATTTACAGAATCTCAATGGTGAGATCTTGCAACTGCGGCGTCGCATTGCCACCAGCGTTGTTGTGCACGATATTGAGCCGTGTAGTGAAGCCTGGCGTGGCGGTGTTCGCCAAGTTCAGCGATGCTACCGCTGCCGCGACCGTATCCTGGCCGGTTCCGACCACTGCCCCGGTCGACACCAAAGCGTAGGAAAAGTTCGCGAAGCCTGGCAGAATCGATCCCGCCGTCGCGCTGGCTCCTGAAACCGTAGTGGTAAAAGTTTCACAGAAGCTGCCTTCATAGGCCGCCGCTGTGCCCGTGCCGGTTTCAGTCAACGCGCTCAGTTTGACCGGAGAGCCGGCTGTGTTGCTTCCTGCCGCGTCCCAGTAGACGTCGATGATCTGAGTCGAGGAAGCCACATCCGTATTCAGGTACTTGCCGCAGATGCGGATTTCCTTGCCCACGTAATTCATCACGCCCGCCGGCAGGTTGACGCTACCGATCGAGATCGGGGTCGCGCTGCCGATGCCGCCGGCCGTGAAGGTCAGGCTATGGGACAGGACTCCGTTCGCTGCCAAATGGCTTGAGGGAACATAGCCATAAGTGGTGCGCCCGTTCGCGGCGGGAGTCAAAAGCGTACCGCTGACTCCAGCCAGTTGCGGATCCACCGGAGAGGTCGAGAGCGTCAAAACAGTCACCACCGCACCGGAGCCGGTTTGCCCGTAAGTCGCGTTGGTGACGGCGCAGGCCGGAGTCACCGTCTCGACCTTCGTCAGGGTGCAGATCGCGGAGGTGAGTGGCACTTCGTAGGACAGGGAATAGGTGCCGCTGGTGAGCGAGATGTAGATGGTGTAACCGACGGCGCCGGCAGATGCGGCTGGAGCAGTCAGCGTCGCCGAGGATGACGTCGTACCAGGAGTTTGGGATTGCGTGGTCGAGCATGGCCCCTCTTGCCCCGCCACATCGACGTAGGCAATGCAGGCAAAGTATGCCGCCGCCGTCGTATAGGAGCCTGCGGGCGTGGTCGAAAACACGAACGTCGAGGAAGTCAGCGCGGTTGGAGCCGCTAAGAAAGCGCCGGTCCCCGTCTGCTGGATCGTCCAGTATTGCGGAACCCCGTTGCGGTCATCTTCGACGGCCACGCTGGCAAACGGAATGTTGCCGGCGAGCGCTGCGGTGGCTGAAGCGTAGCAGTTCGTGCAGCCGGTATACACGCCTGCCGCCCAGCTGTTATCGATGGCCACCACGCCGCCGCCGGCCAAGAAAGCGTCGTAAATCGCTTCCGCCAGGCCACCTGTTCCTGAGACCACAGGTTCGCCGTTGGCGTGCGTGAAGGAGAAACTGGCCGTGATGACGCAACTGCCGTTGCCGCCCGAGGAGTTGTAATAGCAGTTCGAAACCGAAGTCGGGGTCACCAGCTCCTGGTTCGTCGGGCCGCCTACAATGAGCGGCGTGAAAATGTTGTAAGGGAAGATGCGGCGGCCGTCGGGCAATTTGATCGAAGCCACCATCACGGTGATAGAAGCCGTGCCGGTCGAAGAGTTGCCAGCCTGGCCGCCTCCTGGCGTCCCGATGTAGTTGGTGGTCGCGGGGTAGTTGTAGTTCACGGCCACAAAGCGGCCGGCGTCGCGGCTCAGGTTCGAGCCGGCAGAAGGTGCATATTGGGCTTGGGACGGCACACCCGCTGCTACAACGAGAAGGGCTGCCGCAAGAGTGAACACGAGTGTGCGGATGGTTTTCATTGGTGATGCTCCTTTTTTTGTGAAAGCGGACAGAAGTGATACCGGTTTTTCGCCCTGCAAGCTCTCATTCCGCCTGCCGCCTATCGTTTCGGCACTTGGGCTGTACGGGAAACCGGCAAACCTCAAACTCTTAACCGTTGTCGTACATGCTGGCGAGGTCTTCGGGTTCGTCGCCGTCGGGCTCGTCGTGGCTCATGGCGTCGTCGTGGTCGTCGTCTTCTTCACCCTTGCCATGCATGGCGTCCATGTGGTCTTTGGCGTCGGAGTAGTCGGCGTGATCTGCCATTTCTTTGTGGCCGTCGGGATGGGTGTGCACGGAGGAGTAGCTGCCGTCTTCGTGCTCGTTCAGTTCGTGATGGTGCATGCCATCGCCTTTACCGTCGGAGCCGTTGTGATCTTCGCCGTGCTCTTCCTGGTCCTGGGGCTTGGTCTTGCCGCCTACAGGCTTCGACTCGCCGGGTTTGGACATCATCCTCCGGCGGGCTTCCATCGGCGTCATTCCGTTGTGGCTGAACATGGATTACTCCTGTGGTTCAGATTCTTTGCCTTGCCTTATTCTTTCTCGTCTTCCTGGTCGAGCGCGTCCGCTACGGCGTTTGCTGTCCGTTCAGCTTCGGCGGTTTTTTGCTCGTTCGTGAGTGTGATGCTGTGCCGCCTTTCGGTCAGGGGCAGGCCGGCGGCAGGCTTCGCTTCGTCCGCAAATTCCGTGGCGGGAACTTCCCGCCACTCTCCCGCCCCGCGGCGGTTGCGGATCTCGGCTTCGGCGACGGTCCGGTGAAGATCGTGCTCCTGGACTTCGCGCAGGTTGTGCTGTTTCATGTACTCGCGCGAGAATTTGTGGGAGGCGTGCACCACGTCGTAGATCATCTCGGACGACGGGATGTAGCCGACCGGCATCACCTTCGGCTTCCCGTTGACGATGGGTTCGTCGGGCACGTAGCTCAGGTGGAGCGTTGGTTCCTGGTGCGCGCCCAGGTGTGAGGCTTCGGTGCGGTTAACCTGATGCACCAGGGCGTTGTAGTCTTTGCCGCCGAGCAAGAGAATCACGACATCGCCACGTTTGACTTCACTCATAAGAATCTCCTCATAGTCCCGCGACTCGCTGGTCGCGTTCTTTCTGTTTTGAATTGTGTTGGCGTTCGAGGTCCGCTTTCTGTTTGCGCCAGCTGCCCACCGTGCGCGGGATCGGCGTCACCGGATAATCCTTCGGAGCTTCGGGCTTCGGCTTAAAGGCGCTCCAGAGTTTCCAACTGGGCAGCGACTTGTCGAGCGGGTCACGTTTTGAACCAGCCGTCTTGACGCGCGATGGGTGCGTGAACCAAAACACCAAGAGCATCGGAACGGCCCCGCAGACCCAGCCACACAGCAGACCGATTGCGAATGTCTTTACCATCGCCCTCTCCCACGCGGCAGCCGCAGACGTCCGATCGGCGGATGCTTCTGCTCGAAAAACTTCTGCGACAGAAATAACCGGTTGTGCATGCGCTGCATGTCCGCGTCGGTCATCACCTTGAAGCCTTCCTGTTTTGCGGCCTCGACGTTCTCCTCGGGGATAGAGCAGAGCGTGCCGTCTGGCGCCATCATTCTCATCTTGACCCACTCACGAGTATGCCTTCCCGCCCAGCTTCTCGATCAGTGACTTCACCGTGACCACTTCACCCTCGGCTGGTTTCGGCATCTCGCCGGCGAAGTCTCGGCGGACATTCTTTAGCCGTTCATGGAGTAATACTTCGCGGCTCTTCACCGACGCGCCCAGCATGAACTGCAATCCGTACCGCGCGGAGTCGGCTGGATCGTCGCCGATCTGGTTCTCCGAGAAGTTCACGCTGAGCACATCTTCGGTGTTGTGGGGATCGCGGATTAGCGACGGAATGCACTCGACCAGGTGCGGGCAATCTTCACCGACGATCTGCCAGAGTTCGGAGTCGAGCATCTGGGCCATCAGTCGCCATCCGCTGATGCGCGAGCCTGGGGAAGATTCCGCAGGGTGAGGTTTCGGCAGATTGTCGGGCATGGCGTCGGAGATCATCTGTCCGATCGAGCGCCGTTTTCCGGGATCGCGTGGCGAGAGCTTTCCGAAGTCCCAGGAGAAAGGGAAGGCGTCGAACTTCTTTCCGGCGCACATGACTCCCACCGTTTTCCCCAATTCGGTTTCCCCGACGCCGCGGCCCCAGTCTTCCTTGTAGGTCACGACGCGGTTGTGCTCGTCAATCTCGTGCAGATGAACTGCGTGCGGGTGATCGAAGCCCCAATCTCCCGAGATCCATCGCTTGTGCCAGGGTTTGCTCCAAGCCTCGAACTCTTTGCGCGTGATGTTGTGGCGCGCTTTGTTGAACTGGGTGAAATATTGCCCCTCGAACACATCCCACTTGCCGTAGAGCCAGGCATCGCGCAGCCCCTTGTCGGTGATCGCCAGCAGATCTTGCCCGTAGTAGGTTCGCGTCAGGAAGTAGTCGCGGCGTTCGGCTTCCGACCAGGAGTAGAACGTGCACTCCTGGCAGGTGCAGGAATCGTCGCCTGGCCGATGGTCGCCCTGGCCGATTCCATCGCGCGCGAGCTCCGCGCGGGCCCATTCGATGTTGTCCCAACTGAAGGCCTGCAGGAACGCCCAGTGGAATTGTTTCTCTTCCGGCTTCAGGATGCCGTCGATGAACACGCGCTTCAGATACGGCAAACCCTTCGGAGGCAACCCGCTGGGGCTGCGGCCGGGCATGAAGCTATAGACCAGGGTGGGCACGATATCTGGGTTCGAGGTGCAGCGTAGCGATCCGCTCATGCGCTCGAGCTCATCCTGAGAAAACTCCTGCGCTTCGTCCGCAAAGATGTCCGCGTACTCGGAAGAACAAAAATCGGCGACATCCTTAGAAGTCGGAGCCGACCCGAAGTAGAGCGTGGAACCGACTTCGGGAAACACCAGTTTCTTTTTTTGCTCATTGTAGTTCCGTCGCAGCTCCGGCATTTCCTGGAAGAGCTTCTGCAGGTGCGACTGTTCGAGCTCTTTCTGCGAGCGACGAAGGATCAGTCCAGTCGTCATGGGAAATTCGAGGCGCCGCGCGATCATGATGCGCCGCACGCCGCCCGACTTCGAGCCGCCGCGGGAGCCACCAAAGCCGATTCTGCGGCAGCGCGGGTCATTCCACAGGGCCGCGAGCAAGCTTTGCTTGGGCTGCAACCTGATCTTTAGGGCGTCCAATGTGATCGATGATGATGCGCAACGGAGTCTCGGGGTTAAAGGCGCTGTCGATGCGCTCAGGCGCTTTGCCTTCGCGGCGATCGGTGAGACGTTGCAGCTGCGTCGCGATCTGCTCCCGGTCGCTCTTGGTCAACAGTTCCCGCAAAGCCGTCATAATCTTCAGTTCGTCTTTCGGGTTCTCTTTGATCTTCTCGGCCGCGGCCTTCACTTCGTCCCAGTGCAGCAGGAAGAGCCAGTAGAACTCCTCGTCGATCGAGCTGAGCACTCGGACTGCAATGCTCTTGTCGGTCGAGAATGCGAGCTTGGCTTTGGCCGGCCGGCCCACTTTCTTCCCGGCGGCCTTGACTTGCGCACTGCGATCTCCTCCGCGTGGCATTCAAGTTATGCGGCTCGCGTGATTCGCACCGTCGCGGTCGTGCCCGCATTCGCCGGCGGCGTCTTCACGAAAATGCAGACGAACTGGCCAGCTACAGGAATCAGGTCGGTCGACTGGTGAGTGTTCGCTCCGTTCATGCCGTTGGTGACCGTATTGATCTGGCCGCCGGAGGGCACTTGCTGGTAGTTGAGTGATCCGTTGAGGTCAGAGTCGCTTTCCATCACGTCCAACTCGAACGCACCGGGGTTCTGGTTGAAGTCGACTTCGACGCGGATCCCTTTCTGGCCGGCCACCGGTCCGATGGGTATCTGCACCTGCTGGGAGAATTCGCCCGCGGCCAGGGCTTCGGCGTTGAAGCCCAGGTAGTTGTTGTCCGGGAAGGTATAGCCCAGGAACGGCGGTGGATTGCGGGTGTTGTAAGAGGGCATTTTAGCCTCGGTACCGGTTTTGCTTCCTGGCCTGGAAAAGCAAAGAAAGCAAAGAAATCAAATTTTTAGAGCACGACTCACGGCGTTCGAAGCTTCCGCATCCGTCACCTTCAAATAAGCTCCGGTCGACGCCATCGATTTGTGTCCCAAATATTGCCGCACGTTCTCAATCCCCGCAGAATGAATGGTTTGCATGCCGATGGTGTGCTTCAGGATGTGCGGGTGGCGCTTGCGTTTGGGAATGCCGGCGGCCTTCGCATAGCGCTGCACCAAGCGCCAGAAATGCTGCCGGCAGACCGGAAACAGTCTTTGCTTTCCGGGCACGGAAGCAGAGAAAGCAGACAGCGCCTGGTGTTCATTTAAGAGTGGATTTTCGTCCTGGACCAGGGGCTGAACCGTGCGCAAACTGCCCTTCAGTCGGGCCACCGTGATGTGCCCCGCTTCGATCGCATCTCGTTTCATTCTTACGACTTCCGTGGCCCTGAGTCCGTGGGAGTAGGCGACCAGAATCATCAAAAAATCCCGCTCGCGTTCCGCCCGCGCGGCAGCCAGAAGGGAGAGCAACTCGGGTTTGCTTAAAGCTTCCAAAGCAAAGAAAAGCAAAGAATGAGACAGAACTTCATTTTGTCTCTACGTGCTGTCAGTTGAAACCGAACCATCGGAGCGCGATCGGCAGCACAGCCCGGAGCCCTTCCCACGCCAGTCCGGTGATGATCGAGGTCAATGCGATGTTCACGATCCGGTAACCGCGGACGTAGCGCGCCTGGTCTTTGATCAGTTTGTCCCGCTGGGCAAGTCTTTCGTGCAACTCGGCGATGGTCCTGTCGCGATCGCGGACTGCGTTCTCGTTGAGCCGTGCGGTCTTCCATAATTCGTTCAGTGAGCGCAGCAGCTCTTCGTTGTCGGTACGGCGATACTGCTTACTTCGATCGGGGGAGTTGAGAGTTCCCGCCCGGGCGGCGAGGGTGAGCGGGTCAATCTGGCTGGGATCCATCACCGTTGCCCCCGATTTCGTAGCCGTCGAAAATCACCAAAGCCAGCCACACCATCATCGTCTCCGAGATCGGCTTCCCAGAAGTACCCCGCACATATTCCAAGTTGGCGCGGGCCAGGAGGTCCTGGGGGGAGGGCTCGCCGAGAAGTTTGCGGATGAAGGTCACGCATGGTCTTCAAAACGCCGGCGCGGGCTCGGCGGACCAGTCCCAATACGGGGCGGCGGCGAGCAGGGTGTTCGATTCCAGGTGGGGGAGGGTGGGGTTTTTCTCAGTTCGGGGAGGGATGAAGCGGATGCCGGGCAGCTCGCCCGAGCACAAGTAACTCATGGAAACAGTTTCGACCTGAATGGCGCGCGGACCGAAGTAGATCAGCTCGCGGCAAAGAATGCCTTGGGAGTGATCGTCTGGGCTGATCCAGTCGGCGCGGCCGGCTGCGACTTGCAGGGCTGCGTAGGATTCGCTTTTGCGGAGGATGGGCGGATCGATGCGCGGATTCGCTCCGCGGCCAAACACAGGAATTCTCATGGAGGGGTAGGGCTGTGGGCAGCGCTTTGGCGCGCGCGCGGCGCTGAAACGATTGGCGCAGAAGCTTCCGGGAGGAAGCTTAGCAGACGAGCACGACTCTAATCGAGCCTGGTCCCGGGTGCGATGTTACTAAAGTACACCGACCCTCCGTAACGTGTCCCTACAGGAAAACCGTGATATGTCGAGACCAGACGCCATGCGAACGTTATCTAAAGAATTATGCGACTCGTCCTCTCACCTTACGCGCACGATCTGCACTGGTCCGGTCAGGGCTGCGCAGACGACTGTCCCGCCTGCCGCTGGGTGACGGAACAGGAAGCGCAACCGCGCCTCAAATCCAGGCGAAAAAAGGATAGAGTTTCCGATCGACGCTCGCCGGCGGGAATTACTTCGGTCACCGAGGAAGTGGGCGTGGGGCACGGGGCGTAGGCCCACTTCACTCTTCGCCGAGGACCTTGAATTCAAGGTGGCGCACTTTGTCACCGTCCGTCGTGTCGACTTCGAGCTTCGTGTGTCCGGAGTTTCTCCAGCGCCCGGTGTACGTGCCCTTGTGCAGCCACTCTTCGTGGACCAGGTAGATGTTCGCGATCTTGTAGGTCACCCCGTCCACTTCGGCCAGCATCGAGTGCCAGTTGTAGGTCCCGCCGACGGTTGCGGTCGCGTAAGCGCCGGTTTCCATGGTGACGGCCTTTACGGTGACGGTGGTATCGGCGGCCCAGGCGAGTGAACTGCACAAGAGAATCGCGATCAGGAAGCGTTTCACGGGTTGCCCTCCAGTGCCGATCCTAGCCGCCAGGCCGAGAGATGCAAGAGCACGAACGGAGCATTACTTTGGGGACTTACTTTTGCCCTACCGATCGCGGCTCCTCGAGGAACCGGCCGGCGAGCTCGGGCCCGAGCCAGGCCTGGCACACTCGTAGGCTAAGAGTTCTTCTTCTTACCGAGGTAGAAGTTGAGAATCCTGTCCCCATCGCGCCATACCAGGTAGTTATATAGACCTGACTTTACGCGGATGTGGGCATGGGCGTAGCTAGTACGCAACCCATCGCTCGTTTTCACGTAAATTTCAGGGATTTGCGGTTCTGGCCTACGCGGTCGCACGATCGTCTTTTTCGGTTTCTGCATTGCGGCGGACTCCGATTCCGCAATGTAGGGTAAAATAAGTGTTGACCGAACGCAAGCGAAATGAGAGAATATTTGTGTAGACGCCCCGAGCGCGTGCTTCTAACACGCACTCGAGGCTAACCAGACGAACCTTTATCGGAGGCTCACATGGCTGCACAGCATCTTACCGTTCTCCCCCCTCTCGAATTTCCACAGATCCAGCTTTTGCGCTCGACCCTCGATCCGCTCACCCGGATGGTGGACCGCGTTCTGCTCGAATCCCAGCTTTCCCTCTGTTGCTACGAGTCTCCGGAATCCCGGCCTGGGGCTTGCGACTCCGTACCGTGCAACCAAGCCGCTACCGTGCATCACCTGGCTTTAGAGCAGGAGTTCTGCGCGAAGCACTTCCGGACCGTATGGTACGTCGAACAAGCGCGGCTTGCAGCGGAGGTGAGCTGTGGCTAACGGACACGCCCTTACCAACGCCGAACTGGTCCCGGTCGATCTGACTCCCGTCGAGCTGCTGCGGATCGCCGTCACCCAAAACGCCAACATCGACCAGCTCACGAAGCTGATGGACCTACAGGAACGCTGGGAGCGCCGCGAAGCCAAGCGCGCCTACGATGCCGCGATGAAAGCGTTCAAAGCGGAATCGCCGCGCATCACCAAAAACCACCGCGTCTGTTTCGAGGCTAAAGACCGCTCGAAGGGCACGACCGATTACAAGCATGCGACGCTCGATCACGTCTGCGATGCGGTCATCGGAGCATTGTCAAAGGTCGGAATTTCCCACCGCTGGAAGGTTTCCCAGGCTGGCGAGTGGATCACCGTAACCTGCATCCTCACGCACGAACTCGGGCATGCGGAAGAAACTTCGCTGATGGGCTGCCCTGATAACACCGGCAACAAAAACTCGATTCAAGCGGTGGGCTCGACTGTCACCTACCTGCAGCGCTACACGCTTCTGGCCGCAACCGGACTGGCAACGTCCGACTCCGACGACGACGGCCGCGGCGGAGCTGCAGCGTCCGCGGGAATCTCCGAGAAGCGCCGCGCGGAGTGTTGCTCCTGGATCGCCAACGCGCCGAACGTGATCGAGCTGCGGCGGAATTACTTCGAAGCCGTCCGCGAAGCCCGAGCCGCAAAAGATCGCAGCGCTGAAGCTGCTTACATCGCAGCCAAAGATGTGAGGAAGAGGGAACTCCGATGATCTGCAAACATTGCGGTAAGCCGATTGAAGAACTGAATCCGCGTGGGCACCTCTACCGCTACACGCACCGCGACGCCGCGCAGACTCGTTGCCGTCGCGCCGAGCCGGGTGAGTACATCCACAGCACCGAAGAGCTCATCACCGAATTCCTCGACCAGATCGCGGAGGCTTTCGATGCCGATGACGCGGTATCGCCGACCACGCTCTTCGTTGATCCGGTCGACGGCGAAGCCATCACCGCGCTCGGACTCTTGCAGCGCATCCGTCTCGGGAAAGTTGACCTGAGAGAAAAGCAGGTGGGACGATGACCCCCGCCGAACTCCTCAACATCGAGCAGGGAAGTTACGAGTGGGCGCAAGCCCGCTGCGGCCTGGTCACCGCCTCCAGGTGCGCCGACGTCACAGGTATGTCGAAGGGCACAGAGACGGCCGCGCGACGCAACTACCGCTCGGAGTTGATCTCGGAGATTCTCACCGGCAACCCTTACCCGCAATATCTCTCCCAGGAAATGAAGTGGGGCATCCTCCAGGAACCGTCCGCGCGTGTGGCCTACGAGCTGCAGCACGATGTCCTGGTCGAGACGTGCGGCTTCATCCTTCACCCTGGAGTGGATCGCTTCGGCGCTTCCCCGGATGGCCTGGTCGGAGACGATGGCCTGATCCAAATCAAATGCCCGAACACTTCCACGCATCTCGCCTGGATGCTCTCGGGCTCGATCCCGGTCGAGCACATGCCCCAAATGCTCGGGGAGATGAGCTGCACCCAGCGCGCCTGGTGCGACTTCGTGTCCTACGATCCGCGACTGCCGGAACACCTACAGCTTTACGTCCGCCGCTTCGCGCGCGACCCGAAGCTGATCGCCATCCTGGAACGGGAGGTGGAGCACTTCAACCGGCAACTCGACGAACTGCTGGCCGCGCTGCCACAGAAGCCGCAGGGAGTAGTTTTGTGTATGGACCAGGTCGCGGAGGACGAGGTGCAGTTTTGATCCGCCGCCGCCCCATCCCCCGCTCCCGCGACTATCCCACCGAATCCCTGCGGTATCAAATGATCCTGGACGGAGCCGTGCGGGTGTATCCGGACGGAAGGGAAGTCTGTCAGGATTCCCCGGCCGGCTGGCGCGAATACAAGCGAAGGGTTTCGGTGATGCTCCAGAGGCAGGGAAGGCGTTGCTGCCGGTGTAATCGCCCGCTATCGCTAGGAAACGCCACTTTTGAGCACCAGCGGCGTCGCGGGATGGGAGCAGCGTGGAGAGACGACAGAATCACGGGGCGGCGCACTGGGCTTGCAATGGGGAGAAGGGTTAGGCCAGTTCTTTCCCGCAGTGCGGGCAGATTTTGAAAAGCAGGACCGGCGGGCCGGGGCAAATTCTCATGTGGTCGTCAAGCGCGCGCCGATACGGATCGTGATTCAGCAGGTGTCTCGCGATTTCGTGCAGACGTACGGCGTCAGGCTTTGACAACATCGCCGCTTCTTGCTGATAGGGAAGTTGGAGCGCAAAGTCCGCGAGCAGCTCTCGGATATCACAGACTCCTCCGTTCTCCGTTTGCACAGTAAAATTCCCGCGATTCTCGGCGCCGAATCCGACTCGAAACCACCAGTCGGCAGCTAGGGATTGAAGCTCTTTGTATCGCTGCGCATCGCCGATCACCCGTTTTTCTCCTCGTCGGCATGCTCCACGATCACCCCACCCCGAATTCCGTAGATTTCCTCGAACGAGTGAACCAGGAATTGCAGGCACATGTAGGCTTCGAGCGGGCTGTCTGTGTTGGCCTTCAGCAAATCGTGAACTTTGCCCGTGACTTCCGAGAACTTCTTTTTGCGTTCCGGAGTCATCTCCATCGCGACGGATTGAGTGTCAGGCTGCTGCAACGCGGCTGGCGCATTTGGTGAAAGCTTCATCAGTTCTCCCGAAACTTCGCGATGAATTCCTGCATCGTGCGGATCATGCCCTCGCGCTGGGCCGAAGAAATGTAGAACAGATCGTTGCGGGGATGGAAACCGAAGATCAACAGAGTGAAGCCGTAACCGGGCGGCATTGTTTCTTTCATCTTGCGGCCCACCTGGCGCAGCAGTTCCTCGATCTTTTCATCGCGGACTTCGTAGGTCATCGGTTCGCTCACTGCTTGGTTCCTTCCTCTCTCCAGATTTGCTGCCGCGCCTGGTCCACGTCGAGGCCTAACTTTGTCCAGGCTTCGTCCGCGTCTTTGCGTCCCCGGGTATAGCCTTCCTTGTAACACCAAACCAGCAATTCGCGGATGGAGATGATGAGGAGCGCGAAGGCAATCACTCCGCAGAGAACGCCGATGGCGACGTTCATGCCGAGGCCTCTGCTTTCTGATACACCTGGCCGAGAACGATGCGGTGTTCTTCGGTCGAGACATGCGCCATCCAACTCGGCGGCAAATCGGCAGATTTCCCGTCCCAACCTGAGAAGCCAAACATCTCCGCGATCGTGAACGCCACAATCGGGTTCGGATAATTCTCCGAGGGAACCGAAATCGAGAGATGCCGGAAGGTTCCTTGCGGCGATTCGGAAATGGTGAACACACAACGATAGCTGCTCAGGGTCGCAACAAAGTGATAGTCATCGCCAGGGACGCGCGAATCTTTTCCGGGACGATACCAGTGTTTGGGATCGAGCGCATAGACGAGCACGCGCTGCACTTCTTTGCGGGCATAGCCGTCGATGACCAGAGCTCTCACGCCATCACCCTCGTTTCACAGGGACAGAACTTTCCTTCCCCGAGGTACTTCCCGCAGTCGGTTCGCCCTTCGTGTTCGTGGCCGCAGTCGGGGCAGGTGTGGTCCCGACGAGGCTGTTGAGCAAGATTTTGCGTGAGGCTAAGTTGCGGAGTTGGGGCACGCGGAGCTTTAGTTAGACCTAAAGGCAGTTTCGCCGCTTCGGCCAGTTCGAGCAGCCATTCTTTGAAGTCACAAGCATCGCGCACTCTGCGGAGCGGGCGCGTCGGCGGGGTGGAGAGTTCGGCTTCGTAGATGTGATCGGCCAAGTACTGAAAGATCACGTTCGCGTCCTGCGGGCCGAGCAGCCGCAGATCGTCGATCAGCTCTTTTGCAGTCATAGAAGACCTTCGCAAAGTTGGCCGGGGTGGGGGTTGCCCCGGCTCAGGGTTATACCAACGGCAACAACACGGGCATCACAACCGGAAGACAGTCAGGCCCCGGACATTTGTCAGGGCACTTTTTTGTTATCGGGCCGTCAGGCGGGCACAATGGAAGCGGACCGCCATCGGCTATACTGAGAACCGGGGCGCCACCAGCGCCCAGGTAAATCAGCCCAGCCAGACAAGCCGCAAAGAAAAGTTTTCGCATAGGTTTCCTCCTTTCCCCCGCGTCCCACCTAGCCGTGGGACGCGGGAAAATTGCTCAAAACTCAAGTCGCCTCCCCAAACAAAGCCAGTTGTTCCTTCGCTTCGATCGACCACCCCGGGTGCCGCGCTTTCCAATCGTCGTAGTGCTTCTGGTGAAGCGGGCAGAGATGCTTTCCTGGCGCAACCTGTTTTGCATGGCGGGAGCAGATCGGCGCGTCGCAAGTGCCGGACTTTCGAGACGCGATTTTCCAATCGCAGAGAATGGTGGCCTGCCGTCCGCAGGCGCAGAACTTGCGGAATGCGCGCAGCCCGCAGAGCAGCAGGGAATTGCCATCGGAGAGTTTGATCTCATCGCACATGGAATAACTCCTGCTGCTCCGGGCTGCGGAGCTTGCGCCGCAATTCGTCGATGTCGATCACCTGGTGCTGCGCCTCCAAGCGCGCGATGCAATCCAGGCACGGCCCTTTTCTGCGATCGTCGATGCGGTGCTGGGTGTGCTTCTGGCACTTGCCACACCAGAACTCGGCGGAGATGGTGTTGCGGGAGAAGTGTTCGCTCATGCGGATCTCTCCGAGAGTTCGAGCCGGGCGGCGTCGCGAGCCTGCACAATTTCCTCGAACTTGTTTCGATCCCCGCCTTTGTCCGGATGATGAACTTGCGCGAGAACGCGAAACCGTTCTTCGATGTGCTGCATCGTCACCTGCGCAAGAGTCACGCCGAGAGTTTCGCGCCAGTGCTGGGTCGCGCGTTCCGGGAGCGCTGCGAATCCGAGGAATGCTCGTTCTAGAATTGCGCCGCCGCCGTGACGTTCAATCGCTCGCATCGCTTCGAGAGTCGCGGAGATGGCAGCAAGGTTGTCGGCAACGCGCGTGTAGCGGTCGATGGCCATGCAGCGCATTGCCTGCTTGTCGCTTTTCTTCCAGTACACCGCGGCGCCCGGATCGGCGGGTTCTTTGTCGGAGCGCGGTAGGCCGTCGAGACGAAGCGGAACATTCGTCGAGATGATGATGTTCCAATCGGGAACTCCCATGCGGCGAAGTTCTGCGAGTAAACGCCGGACCGCATCGGCAACCGAGAGAGGCTGCTTCGCCGTGTAGGCCGCAGGCCCTTGCGCCTCAATCCTCTCGCTCTTGTTGAACTGAGCACGCGTGCGCGACGAAGACTGAGTGCGCTTCCAGCCGTCCGGCCATGACAACGGAAATGCGGTGCGCTCGCTCATGCGGTCCTGATTTTCCGGGGCGGGCTTGTTGCCCGGCGCTGCAACGGAATTACACCTTCGTGGGCTAACTGCCCGCCCCCGGAAACTCTGGAACTGGCTGACAAAGAATCCGAGACAACCCGCGGGTTCGAGCCGCGTATATGCCCTGACTCGGACTGCTGGGGCCGAACAGCTCCAGTTCCAAACTTTTGTTCAAGCAAAATTGGTACCCACTTGGCAGCGCGCCACGACACTTCGAGCAGCACACCTTCGCGCACGCGGACAAACTCGTGATCACCGAAGTGGAAGTCTTCGCGGATGCACTCTGGGAACGCGCA